GGCTGTATGCTTGGACCACTAACGGCTTTGATCGCCAATCACCTAACGGCCCCGGCCAAGGAGGGTCGGCTACCACTGTTCGTATTTCTTCACTTCCTGGATTCATATCTCTCTAATACATCCTAATTCATTATTTGACAACTGTCATTATCGCAATAATTGCTACCAGTTGCCTCATCTACGTAGGAGCTGTAGTCAGCAATTTGCATAGCAGCGTTGTACTGTTGAACCTCTTCCGGCGTGCAGGCTTCATAGGGAGCTTGCACATAGCCGTGTTCCTCTAGCGGCAAGAAAGAAATGCCCTTGAGTTGATCTTCGTAGCACTCGAGAACTTTCCGAATTTGATCAGCCTCGTCTTTGCGGAATTTTACGGTACAGGAGACTTGGTTGTCAGCCCAATATCGTTGGTAATCCACCACGTTCTGGACTTGTTCCCAAATACTTATTTCTTCTACCGGTCGCACACGCTCGTCACTAATAGCAAACGTAACTACCACAGTCCGGTTCTCATCGCCAACCATCGGCTCAATATGATAACCAGCTTCGGCCAAAATCTTGGCCAGCACACTGTCCTTGGCCACTCGCACCCGCCGCCAATAAGTACTGGCTTCGGGGTGATGAATACCAGGCGTAGCACCGGCGACCAGTGAAACAGTTCCGCTCGGTTTGACCGACGTCACTTTGATGGAAGGTTGGACACACAACCACTCGGCGTAGATTTTGTCCCATCGGCGCACTTCATTATAACCAGCATCACAGAAATCTTGCAACACAGTTCGCCGACCGAATTTGGCGAAAGCCTGGACGATACCACTTTGGGACAAACCAATACGGCGATTCCGCAAAGTCACCGCATTGGTCCGAGCGTGATGAGTAGGCAACAATGTGACTGTCTTCGCATAAAGATATGCGAATTTGAGCGTCCGCATGTAATCATCGGCATTTTCGTGATTTGTCGGGAAGCTCTCAACGAGATTGCATAATTCATAGCTTTCGAGCGATTGTTCCAGACAAGGATTCCCACCCATTACTCGGCCATCAATGCCAGGTTGGCGACCATCAATCATACGGCCATAATCCCGCATATTATCCAACCACATCAATCCTGGTTCGCCATTTACAGCGATTTGTTCGGCGATCTTGCTGTAGTCCATGCCAATCTTGGCGAAGATCGAATTATTGGATGCCCAGCGATGATGGTTCAAAGCATTGAACGTTTTGATGGCTGGCCGCAACCGTTCAGCCGGTATCTTCTGAAGATCAGAGCAATTTTTCGCCACTTCGTTCACGAAATCATCCATGGTCATACTGTAGCGGTTCTCGCTGTACAGCTTGCTGACCACATCAAACCAAATCGGTAGGTCTTCTGGCAACAAGCTGGCCGTCGGATTCTTCATGCTGCAATAAGAAGTATCATCTGGCTCCCCAAAGGCGATTTCAGCTGTTCGGCGGACATTTCCGGCAACAACGCACCTGCCGATATAATTCATGAGATCGACAATGTCTACACTACCCAGAGTTTGTCCAATTCGTTTCTCCAGATGGGCACGCAGCAGGTCGTGTAATTCGATAAGGATATTAGGGCCAGAAGCTTTGCCGCCGAAACCCTTGATAATAGTCCCGGCTGGCCGGATTTGTGAGTAATCAAATTCGATACGACCAAGATCCGGTCTTATCGTGTATGACCAAATCAGATTGCGGACGGAATCAACCCAACCCTCGCGTGAATCGGCGATGACGTAATCATTTCTGGTATCGGCTGGTTTGTTGGTGTAAATGCGGTTGGCCCCTTTGGTGTCGAAGCCAACGCCAACTCCCAGCATAGACATATCCATCAAGAAACAAAATGGTTCTGCTGGGTCCGATTCGATTTGGTCATAGGTGGACACAAAGCCGCAGTTGTTCAGAGCTGCTGAGCCGCGTTCCCACATGAACGGAGTACCCATCATCCACAGGCCGCGTCCTGGCGGGAGGAACTTAAAGTTCCACATGCGGGTGAACATTTCCTGGGCCGAGTCTTGGGCTTTCCAGAAATCCCATGGGATGTGTAGGCGACGACAATGGCGACGTTGGATCTCATAGCAGCCTTCGACGGTGCGTTTGAGCGACAGTAGGAATGTTTCTTTACGGGTGGCGTCGATTTGGCGGGAATAAGTGCGGTAGAAAACAAATTCGCCCAGACCATTAAATCCGAAGTTCGGGTGCATTCCTTCGTAGGACCGTAGGAATGATTCATTTAGTCGGAAATATTCGTCATCGTGGTGAAAGTCGCCGAAGAATGTTTTGGAAATATCAACTATTTTGGTTTTGGATTCAGTGGCTATAGACACAATTCTCTCCAGTCTTTTCCTAAGATCTGTTTTGCTTTTTTGGAGGTCTCAAGATCACGTACTAGATTACGCCTGAGCATATGAAGCTTGGTAGTTTTCGGCAGCATCGATCTTTCTTCAGGGTCGGATTTTTCGAGGCGTGCTAAGGCTCTGCAGCAACTTTTGGACACCGCTAGATACAACTCCGAGATTTTTCGGGCTCTGTACCATTGGGTCAAGTTGCACATGGCCCCAGCTCGTGGCGCTTCAAGAAGCACATCAACGGGGCGGTTATTGCCGATTTGTTTCCTGAACCATATATGCATGGCCTCTAGAGAGTCCTGTGATCGTTTGGAGTTGTGCAATTCATCGCGCAACATTTCATGGCAGACATTCAGCATATTAGATTGATGTAGAACAGCCAACCCTTTGCGTAGCACTCCCTTTTCCTTGGCGTATTTGACAGCCAGATCGATGAACTTGCGGCAGGTATTGTCGTCGAATTCCCATTCGGCGAACTTCTCCGCTATTGTTCTGGCATATCGCCACTGGTAAGTGCGGGTAGGATCTGTATTAGCTGGAAAGCTGAGTTTCTGCCCGTTGCGTAGATACGCATCAGAACACCAATTCCATACGCTCCAGATCCGATCGGCATCTATACAGCATGTCTCCATGTCAGTTGTAATACGAGGAGATGCAATGACAGACACAATCGAACCCATCAAAGAAAACGACGCTCCAGAAACCGCCGAAAACGATTGTGGCGACGGCCAAGAGGACCATCGCCAAGACATTTTTGCTGCGCAATTCCAAGCTTTGATGGATGGATTTGGTGCCGATTGCGAGAAAAACAACGTAGACCTCGCAATCGCTATCGCAAAGCATCCAGAGAGAGATGAGCCGCTAGTCTTCTTTCGTGGTCACATAGCAGACGCAGCAGCTCTCGCCGCTAGTGTCCTCAGACAAATAAAGCAAGAATTGTTTGAACAGCTCAACACCGAGCCTAGGCAATATCAATAAACATATCATTTATTTCTGATTGTAATTTGTCTGGCACATGCTCATGACACTCAGCCAATAATCGGTGGACCTTGGTTGTCTTATCTAATTCCCATCGATAAATGCTTATTTGTAACTTGTCCACCATTATCGGGATAACGCACTGTCGCCCTTTTAGGGTTTCTATCGATCGCAGAATCCGAGCACAAACCTCATCGCATACCGGATCATCGCAGAGATAACCACGAATAGAAACATCGACTGAACCCAAGACTTGATCAAAATTGGAGAATGTGTATATGCGATCATAGTCCTGATCGTAGATTATCATCCACAATTCTATTATCTTATTGCTGAATTCCATCAATTCTGCAGTACGGCAATTTGTGCAACTCACTTACCTCTAATTTGCCGCCCTCGAAAATTCGCACTATGTCATCACGAAGTACCTCGCCAGTACGATCGGGGTAATATTCCTCTATCACAGTACCAGACCGAAAAACACAAAACAAATGTGGCACTAAAGAAGGTACATCAAATACGTTATCCGGCCCTAAGGTTATCTTCTCCACCACAGGGCCATACATCATGATTACTTGTATATGAGCAGTGCCGACATGAAAACGATTCGCTCGTTGAAGATGATAATGGAGTGAGCAATATCCCCCTGCTTCAACTTCTAGTTGATGCTTGGCATAGAAAGGAGAATGAACTACTTCAGCCGTTTTGCCCCAGACCTTTTCATTCCACGCTACAATGCTCATCGTTTATTATGATATCCGAGAGTCTCGTAATAATAATTAGTCTTACGTTCTCCCTCTACAATTATCTCGTTGAAACCAACCCTGTCGTCGGTAGCTGTAGTATCATCCGATGACAAAATATTGTCGGCAGGTGAGAAAAGATCCACATAAGCCACACCGTCCACAGCTTCGATAGCTTCGATGAAATTAGAAATATAGAACGGTTCGCCCATATCCCAATTTTCAATGTCAAAGTAATTATCAATGACCGCTTCTACACGTTCCTTGATTACGCTAGCGTCAGCATTGCGATTAACGACAACGTTCATATCAATATCGACTGGATGTAATTCACCATCCAATGCTACAACGTGATCCGTTAAGACATTAAGATCACTAAAATATGTCTCCAATCCAGCTTTTAAACCAGCACTGGGAGCCACTGGAATACCATCCGGTCCCTCGGCCAAGATATACACTTCTACCCGATTAGCATTCAATCCGGTACGGATGGTAGCTAGGGCCTTGCTGACGGAACCGTAGACTGGATGTGAAAAAGTAGAAGCCGCCGTGGCATAATCTTCCGAAGTGACAATGCTTCGTTGAGTTGCAAATTCTCGCGGGGCACGCTGTTTAGCACGAGCGATCGATTCCCTGTCAGTTCCGCCGCTGGACGGCGTAGTATTGCGGAATCGAACAGATACCGAAGCGTTGGCTGGCGGCAAAGGAGTGATGGGCCGCACAGAATTGATCTGACCCACCCCAATGCGGCCTCGGATACCACCACCAGTTCGAAACCGAAAGGTTATTTGTGATCCAGAAACAGGAGCTTTTCCAGTTACATCGTCACCAAATCGAAAAATAACTGTATCGGTAAGAAAGATGGCTTCCACGACAGTATCATTAGGACCGTATCTTTCAATTGGTTCAGTGATCACTGTCCATTCTTCAGAGTCATTCCCAACAGTAACCGTAACAAAAATTGGGCTCTCCAGAATCCTTGGCTCAGAAATAGTGAATCGCTGATTTGGACCTCCAGCACTGGTAACCGTGACTGGGCTTGAGAAACGACCTTCTACGCCCCAAGCGATCACTCCACGTTTTCCAGCGGGAATGACGATTCTACTCGTCCAATCATTGGGAGCCTTATAAATTTCATAATTAACTGTTTGTTGGTCACTACCTTTAACTGTAAAGATTAGTCCAGACTCTATTTCTATGTCAGAATATACTGGTTGGTCAACACTCAATTCCACATCAACGATCGCCGGTGTCTGTCCTCTAACACGCTGGTTGATCAAAGCAAGATGATTTACGACGGCTTGCTCTGTTTTTGCTGTTCCGATAAACGCTTCATTAGCCAACAAATCAGCTCGCAAAGCCAGTTTGTGGACCTGTGCAGCTACGATCTCCGTTATCATCATCATGCCATTGCTGGCAACAAAATCGTTAAAATCGTCAGGAAAATATGTTTGGATATATTCTATAATAGCACGACGAGCCGTCTCAAAGTCCAGCCCGCTAAAATCCAATCGCCGCAATTCCGATGGAGGTAGTAATACACCGAAAGATTCTGGTGATGAAGGTAAATCAAAGAGAGTCTCTCTGTCAGTCATTTTACTACCCATTTGCGAAATTAATGAATCGTTCGACGTTCACGTAGCGAGATGGGTCTCGACGCAATCGTGCGAAGATTCTTATAAACATCCCATTGTTAGAGATGTCTGTGGTAATCTGGACGTCATCGACAATCACCCGTTGATCGTATTTTTCAACTTTCCGACGTATCTCTATTTCAAGGTTGGCAACCGTAGATTCATCGTTTTGCTCAAAAACTGCATTCCGGAGATTTACGCCAAAATCCGGTCTCATCACTCTTTCGCCGGGAATAGTCAATAGTAATTGCAATATATCATTCTTGATAAGTTGTTCATCCTCTTGGCGCGATAGAACATTTTGCGGGCCTCCAAGGAATGGTGGATTATAACCATAGTATTCTGCTGTCATTTCAACACCGTTGCCACTGTTCTGAGTTTGGCCAATTGATCGTCCGCTTGTGCCGCATATAAATCAGCATTAGTAACTGCCGTCTGTAGGGCAGCTTGTGCCGTAATCTTCCTAGCCTGCAACTTTTCGATCAATTGCAGAACGTCGGACTCCGTGGCATCAGAAGCGTCTACGATAACTTCCAAAGCGGCTATGTTTTTGTCGATTTCGTTGATGATTTTTTGATTGGTGTTGATATCGACTTCTGTCGAAGACCGCAAAACACGAAGTTCGTTCAGACTAACCGCCAGAGCATCAAATGTCCGCAATGATTCATCACTCATCAGTGCTACTTCGGATTCTGTCAGACCCAATTCCTCGTAATCATACAAGTTGAGATTGTGTTGGATTTCTGTTTTGTCCGACACCAACATCGGCTCAACAGTCCTGATCCCGTAATAATCGAAATCGAGTATTTCTCCCACTTCGTATTGTTTGGCATTATTTCCGGGCTGTTGACGAGAAGCTTTAGAAACCGTATAAACCAAGTCGCCAACTGTCTGTCGCCTCTCCACGGTTGTCAATTGCCGTGGTGGACGCTCGCGTAGAGTGACGCCGACAGGAATCTTAGGGAAGAGCAGACTGGTACGTGGCGGAGATGTAGTACTTATCAGATAGGTAATATTCTGCGAATCTTGCGGCTTCTGCGGCAAGACGCTACTATATAATCCAGTTGGAAAATTTATGATCATTGTATTGGTTCAGCTTCTTCGTAAGGCTTGTTGTAAGTCTTACCTCTGTCACTAGGCCAGCGACGCGGCAACGACGGCTTTGGCACTCGTTGTACAGACGCTCCACCTGGATTCGGACAGCCACCACCTGGGCCTGGAAATACTCCGCAAATGTAGGCGTTAACCTTCGCCCCGTGAAACGTAGCATTCGTTTGTATATTCCCATCGAACATGGTAAACAGAGTGCCAGCCGCTTGCATGCGGATAGAACTACCAGCTCGCATAAATATGTGGTTATCGGCCCGCAAATTAATGCTGTCATTACTGATAACATTTACTTGCGTATTGGCATATATTTCTACTACCCCGCTTACTTCATCATTATAGATGACTATCTTGCGGCGGCGATCATCAAACCATTGATACATGCGTCGTTTCTTCTGAGAGCGCCAGATACCGACTTGGTGTTTCTTGCTGAACCACATACCACGGTTCTGACAATCCACCACTTCTACCCACGGCCCATCACCGTTATTACCGTCGCGAGCCTCCAAGCCTTGATTGAGTTCGGATTTACCGACACCACTTCGGTTGGCTCCATTGTCGGGAGCTGTGCCCTTATTAGCTCTTGTCTTTAGTCTGATATATTCATTGTCGTGATCAATCTTTAGATGATGTGAATTAGTTTCCGGATTGGTTATCATGGCCGGTTTACCAACGAATTCATTATCTTTCACGCCTCGCCATTTCGAAGACCAACCTTTCCCCAAAGAGCCAGCCATTAGGATATACTGGTATCTGTCGTTGATCTCAATAGTCTGCCCAAGAGGTGAGCCCCACATCGTATGATTGGCATCATCTCTTTCATTGAACTCCCAGAAATAGCCACGAGGATTACCCTTGGCAACTTTTTTCTTAGACGCTGGGCTCCGCCTGCCCT